ATAGCCTCCAAGCGTTGGTTATGCTTGGGCATTCCTTTGCCGTACCATGCGTTACCTGAGACTGCTAGGGCAGTGCATGGTGGGTGCATGATGATCAGATCCCAAGCCTGACCCTTGATAGCCGCCACGCAATCACCTTGGATGTGATAAGGGCTGTTATCGTCAGCGGGCAGCATGTCGTTAGACCATGCTTCGTGCCCAAGTTTCCTAAATGCTTCGCGGATTGTGCCGCTAGACTCGCAAGCTACCAATACTTTCATCGTTTCTCGTCCTGTTTTGTAAATCCATACTCCGCAAGCCTACCAAATAACAAATCATCCAGCAAGTCTTTCTCTGACTTGTTTTTCTGTCTGTTCATGCTGATTGTTTCAGCGTGTGCGATCTGTAGGCGCACTGGTGGCTCCGTGTCTATGCGGACGTTAAAGAATGCTTGCGCCGTCACCACCGTTGTGATGGTCGCTAGGTCGCCCTGCTTATTTGTTAGTGTTCGCATGCTGTTATGCCTCCGTTGCATGTATGTCGAATTGCTTGTGTATCAGTTTCAAGTCAAGCCTGCCATATTCACTGACAGTCAAAAACCCAGCGTTATAGATACGCTCCAAACTACGCTCTAAACGTGCAAGCTCTTGGATTGTGTTTGCCTTGTTTAAGCGTTGCAATGCTGCTTTGTATTCCTCTGTCATGGCTAGGCTACCTCCATCTCATCACGCACTAGGTCGCGTAGGTCATCAATTAACTCCACGTTCAGAGCTTCCAAGTCATCCCGTGACACTGTTTTAACCATGTGTCGCTGCACTGTCCTAGGTGAACAGTCTTCCTCGTGTGCTACAAACTCACAAAAGGAAGTGATTGCAAAAGCTCTCAGTGCTTTGTCGCTGTTGTAGATGTCTCGCACCTTCTCGCAGTTGTATTGATAGTGGCCAGCGCCAAGATATGATCCATCAATCCAGCAACGGAAAAACCGGCGGTACCATGTATTATGGTCGGTCATTGATTCTTTGATTTCGTTTTCTGTTGGTAATTCTCGCATTGTCGTTTCCTTCTTTGTTGTTGTTGTGATTGGCTAAATGCTGCCACTGATGGCCCCTGAATGCAAGGGCCATCTATAGAGCACTATGCTGTCAATTCTGGCATCAGTTCCGCTAGGGTCTCTAATGCTGCTTTTTTAGTGTACGCCCATCTAACCAAACGCTTCCCTGTGTCTCTGTCTGTGACATTCCACTCATTGCCGCCGCTGCTCCAAACGTGCAAGTGATCTGCGCCTTTGACTACCCACTCTGCTGGGGCATTGCCAAAGCCGTTGCCCATCCAATGAGCATCTGTTTTTTTGATTAGTTTAATTTTAGTAATTAACATTGTCGTTCTCGTCGTTGTTTTACGTAGTGTAATCACTGGAGCCTACTGGTGTCAATAGGCTCGCATGATGCACTAGGCTTAGGTTACTCTTCGTCTTCGTATGTTTCCTGAATGAACGTCACATCAAAGCTTGCTTCCCAGTCAATCAAATCTAGTGAACCATCCCAGCCTTTTTCTCTAAGGGCATCGTGGAGGATGTTTTCGATTGTCTGTTTCACTTTGTCGCCCATGAATGCTTGAAACTCTTTGTCCGTTGAATGAATGATTGCTTGCTCTACTGTCTGTGTCGCCATTGTCTTTCCTCGTTTCGTTTAATGTGAAGCCATAATGCCGGAGCACTAACACAATGTAAATACCTGGGCTTAGATCATTTTGTTATATGCATTGGTGTTCTTATGTCTACTTTAGAGAACCTTAGCGCCTACTATATAGGTACACACTCTTTAGCATTCTTAAGCGCCCCTAAGTCTAACCGTTAGGCTAAGTCCTCTCAGGTAGACTTAGGTTAACTGTTGTACTCTGTGGCGCACCTAAGTCTAACCGTTAGAGCCAGGTGGTGCGCCTTAGGTTAACTGTTGTACTCTGTGGTGCGCCTAAGTCTAACTGTTGGGCTAAGGTGGGCTAACAGATTGGGTACGGGGAGGGGCTGTGGCTGCGTATGATTATTGTAGTAGGCACTCAAGTACTCAAAAGTAGAATTTAGAAAACAACAGTAAATTATTAAAAAAGTAAGCATTTACTAACCTGTGTAACCCCTTGTTAACAAAAGAAAACTTAAAACTTTGACTCAGTCAAGAAAATAACAGTAAAAAGTACTTGACAAATGCTAAAAAGTATGCTATAATAAATAGGTATCTTAAAGAATGTTAAGGTAAATACATTATGGATAATCAAGATGATCCTCCTAAGCGTAAGCGAGGTAGACCTAGGAAGGGTGAGATAGTTGAGAAGACTACTGGCTCTAGAGGTAAGGTAGGTAGACCTAAAGGTGATGCTTCAATTATCAATGAGTACAAGGCTAGGATGTTAGCTTCTCCTAAGTCCCGTAGAGTGTTAGACAGTATATTTGATGCAGCACTTAATGATGACCATAAGAATCAAGCAGCAGCTTGGAAACTAGTCATGGACAGGATGTTACCCTTAAGTTACTTTGAGAAGGATAGTGCTGGTGGTAGACAGTCTGTACAAATTACTATCTCAGGTGTCCCTACTACCGTCTCATCACAGAATAATGACAACTCCAATGACCCTATTGAAGGAGAATACACCAACAATGACGTTTAAGTATTTCAGTAGGGATGAGTTTGCTTGTCAAGCGACAGGTGAGAATGAGATAGAGGATGAGTTAATATATGCCTTGGATGAACTTAGAGAGCACTGTGGTTTTCCTTTTGTTATCACAAGTGGCTATAGATCACCTGACCATCCTATTGAGCTAGGTAAACAAAAACCAGGTACACATGCACAAGGCATAGCAGCGGACATAGCTGTGTCTTCAGGTTTACAAAGGTACACTATAGTAAAGAATGCTGTTAAGTTAGGCTTTACTGGTATTGGTGTTGCTGGAGGTTTTGTGCATGTGGACATTAGAGCTACTGATACCCCTGTAATGTGGACGTATAGTTAGTGCTTACTAACAAAGAATACAAGAAGACTTTAGCACAACAAGAGGATCTAAACTGGGACGGAGATCCTGATTTGGATGCTGAGTATGAGTGTGAAGAAGAAAAAGACCTTGATGAGTTAGTAGTTAAGTATTTCTATGACTGATCTTAACATACAACTACTGGATTGGCAGCAACAAGTATGGGAAGACCCTACTAGATTTAAGATTGTAGCTGCTGGTAGACGTACAGGTAAGTCCAGACTAGCAGCATGGATGTTGATTGTAAATGCTCTACAGGCAGACAGAGGCCATGTGTTCTATGTAGCTCCAACACAAGGACAGGCCAGAGACATTATGTGGCAAACACTATTGGAGTTGGCGCACCCTGTTGTATCTAACGCACACATAAACAACCTACAGATTAAACTGGTCAACGGTGCAACCATCAGCCTCAAGGGTGCCGACAGACCAGAGACTATGCGTGGTGTGTCACTAAAGTTCCTAGTGATGGACGAGTACGCTGACATGAAACCAGAAGTCTTTGAGCAGATCCTTAGACCTGCCTTGGCTGACCAAAAAGGTGCTGCACTGTTCATTGGTACACCTATGGGGCGTAATCACTTCTACGACCTGTACAAGTACGCAGAGCTAGAGGACGATGAGTCCTATACTGCATGGCACTTTACAAGTTATGACAATGAGTTGTTAGACCCAGACGAGATTGACCTAGCTAAGAAGTCTATGTCATCCTACGCATTCCGTCAAGAGTTTATGGCATCATTTGAAGCTAGAGGCTCAGAGATGTTTAAGGAGGATTGGGTTAAGTTTGGTGAAACTCCAGAGATAGGTGACTACTACATAAGCATTGACTTAGCTGGCTTTGAGGACGTAAGTAAGAAGAGAACTAAAAACTCTAAGCTGGATGAATCAGCTATTGCTGTTGTAAAAGTAAATGAGAATGGCTGGCATCTAGAGAACATCATATACGGTAGGTGGGACTTAGCGGAGACAGCTAGAAAGATCTTTGAGGCTGTTAGAGACTACAGGCCCATTAGTGTAGGCATAGAGCGTGGTATATCCAAGCAAGCTGTTATGTCTCCCCTAATGGACTTGATGAAGCAGCGTGGTAGATTCTTTGTTGTAGAAGAACTAACACATGGCAACAGAAAGAAAACAGACAGAATTATGTGGGCCTTACAGGGTAGATTTGAGAATGGTCAGATTACTCTAGGGCAAGGTGAGTGGAACAGTAGATTCATGGATCAGTTATTCCAGTTCCCTGACCCGTTAACACATGATGACCTTGTGGATGCCTTTGCGTACACAGACCAACTAGCTAAAGTAGCTTACAGTTACGACTTTGAGATTGATGATCTTGAGGTTTTAGACGCAGTAACAGGATATTAACATGCCCAAGAAAGGATTATACAGTAACATTCATGCTAAACGTAAGCGTATTAAGGCCGGTAGCGGTGAAACGATGCGTAAAGCCGGTAGTAAAGGCGCTCCTACCGCTAAATCGTTCAAGCAAGCAGCCAAAACAGCCCGAAATAGAAAATTACGAAGGGGCCGGTAATGGATTACGGTGACAATGACGTTCTGTCGAGCGACGAACACCTAGAAAACTGGGTAATGGCTAAGTGTGACTCGTGGAGAGATCACTATGAGTCCAATTATGCAGAAAGATTTGAAGAATTCTACCGTTTATGGCGTGGAATCTGGGCAGCAGAGGACATGGAGCGCAAAAGTGAGCGTTCACGTATCATTTCACCTGCATTACAGCAGGCTGTAGAGTCCAGTGTAGCTGAGATTGAGGAAGCAACCTTCGGTCGTGGTAAGTATTTTGACATTACCGACGATCTTGGGGACGCAGAGGCTCAGGACGTTGTATATCTACGTAATAAGCTGCATGAAGACTTTGAGAAGACTCAGATACGCAAGCAAGTAGGTGAATGTCTAATCAACAGTGCTGTATTTGGTACTGGTGTAGCTGAAGTAGTGCTAGAGGAAGTCAAAGAGATGGCTCCTGCTACACAGCCTATTATGGACGGACAGCTACAGGCAGTAGGTGTTAACGTCACAGACCGTACAGTAGTTAAGCTACGCCCTGTACTACCGCAGAACTTCCTGATTGACCCAGTAGCTACATCTATTGCAGACGCTATAGGCGTTGCTGTGGATGAGTTTGTGCCACGACACAAGGTGCAACAACTACAGGAAGAAGGTGTCTACAGGAGCGTGTACGTAGGTCAGGCGGCTAGTGACTATGACCTAGAGCCAGACCAAGACCTTACAAGCTACGACGAGGACAAAGTACGCCTAACAAAGTACTACGGACTTGTACCTCGCTACCTACTAGAGGTAGGAGAAAAAGAAGCAATGCTTGATGACGATGAAGACATTGCTGATATTGAAGTAGAGGAAACAGAGTCAGATGAAGATGCCAGCTATTACGTCGAAGCTATTGTGGTTGTGGCTAATGGAGGCATCCTACTAAAAGCAGAAGCTAACCCATACATGATGCAGGATCGTCCTGTAGTAGCCTTTCCTTGGGACGTAGTTCCCGGTAGGTTCTGGGGACGTGGTGTGTGTGAGAAGGGCTACAACAGCCAGAAAGCACTTGACACAGAGCTTCGGGCACGTATTGATGCCCTAGCACTGACTGTGCATCCAATGATGGCTATGGACGCTACACGGCTCCCTAGAGGCTCTAGGCCAGAAGTACGCCCAGGTAAGATATTGCTAACTAATGGCGACCCTAAGTCTGTTATAAACCCATTCAACTTTGGTCAAGTTAGTCAGATTACATTTGCACAGGCAGCGGAACTACAGAAGATGGTTCAGATGTCTACAGGTGCTATTGACTCTGCTGGTATTCCCGGTAGTATAAACGGTGACGCTACGGCTGCTGGTATCAGTATGTCGCTAGGTGCAATCATCAAGCGTCACAAGCGCACCCTGATTAACTTCCAACAGTCCTTCTTGATTCCTTTTGTTAAGATGGCTGCTTGTCGTTACATGCAGTTTGACCCAGAGAACTATCCTGTCAAGGACTACAAGTTTAACACTACGTCTACCCTAGGCATTATTGCCCGTGAGTACGAAGTAACACAACTTGTACAACTACTACAGACCATGCCAGCAGAGTCCCCACTGTACAACACGTTGATTCAGTCAATCATTGACAACATGAACCTGTCTAACCGTGAAGAACTGATGGCTAAGTTGGCTCAGGCAGAGCAGGCATCACAACCTACTGAAGAGCAACAGCAGATGCAACAAGCTGTACAGCAGGCACAGATGGCCTTCCAGCAGTCACAGACAGCAGCACTCAACGGTCAGGCACAGGAGTCTAGTGCTAGAGCGCAGAAGATTTCTACGGAAACTCAGTTGCTACCTGATGAGCTTGAGATTGATAAGATTAAAGCTGCCACTAACAATCTGAAGGTAGGCACTGCTGACGATAAAGAGTTTGAGCGTAGGCTAAAGATTGCAGACATAGCTTTGAAAGAGAAGGATATAGACTTAAAAGAGAAAACACTAAAAACTCAAGGTAAGCAACAAGAGCAGAGTGCTCAAGCAGAGCAGCAGCTTCTTAACAGACTATCTTAATGATTAATCCTGATCTAAAGTTAGCAGCAATCTATGACTCTTTAGAGTCTAAGATCAATGCTGTAACAAAGCAGATTGGCCCTAAAGGAGACACAGGTGCTCAAGGGCTACAGGGGGCACAGGGGCCACAAGGAGTCCCCGGTAAGGACGGTGTTCCCGGTAGGGACGGTAAGGACGGCAAGGACGGTACAGACGGTAAGGACGGTAAAGCTGGCCCTAAAGGTTTAGGCATATCCTCCGTAGAGCTAGACATAGATGGTCATTTAGTATGTACCATGACGGACGGCTCTACTATTGATGCAGGATCACTGGACGAGCTAGGCGCAGCTAGTGGAACTAAAGGTAGTTCAGTTGTCTACTCTAGTGGTGGAGGACGAGGAGAACAAGGCGAGACAGGGCCACAGGGTGCTACTGGAGCCACGGGCGCTCAGGGAATCCAAGGAATCCAAGGAGCCACAGGCTCTCAAGGGCCAGCAGGAAACGACGGTGCCGCTGGCGCTACAGGCGCTCAAGGGCCGCAGGGCGCTACGGGCGCGGCTGGACAAGATGGTAATGACGGTGCCACAGGAGCCACAGGCGCTCAAGGGCCACAAGGAATCCAAGGAGCCACAGGAGCCACAGGAGCCACAGGCGCACAAGGGCCAGCAGGTCAAGATGGTGCTGACGGTGCTGGTGCAGCTACTGAAGTATCAGTTTTTGGTAGAACATTAGTTAGCCGTATAACAGCAGTATTTAACAGAGCAGGATCATCATTAGTTAGTGGTTCGTCTTTACTCAGTATTACAGCTAGATCAGGACAACTTACATTAAATGCGTCAGGAACATTCTTTATTGTTACTGGTAGAACACAAAACTACACTATAGGATTTTAACATGGCTAATAGATTTCCTCTGATCGTTGACAGTTCAGGGACGGCTGCAATAAAAGAACTGGCATCAGGAGA